AACAGTTCAGCCCTTTATTCGATGAGGCCGCCAGGTTGGCCGGTATTGTCGAGGAAGACTGGGATGCCTCTGTGTATCCCTTCAACACTCAAGCTCAAGCTGCGGCGGTGTTATCTGACCATCACCTCAACCTGGTAAGCCAGATAGCAACTGAGGGCCAGATCCGAGGAGCCGTAGCGTATCTGATCAGTAAGAAGCATCTTGATGGTGATTTACTCCCTGCCATTGAGTACGCTATCGCCCGCTGGGGTGTCCCCGCCACCACGCCAGTCCCGACCGGGGATGATTCGGCATGGAGGCAGCAGCTTGGGTGGAGCAACTCCAATGGCGAGTGCTGGTGGAGTCCGGGGCCGCAGGGCCCTTGGCAACTGACCAACCCAGATATGGTCTACCCCGCAGGCTGGCTGCTCCCCTATCGCGCTATCTCACAACCAGCGCCCGTGGCCGGGAATCCTTCCACCATTGCAACCCAACCATGAGCACCCCAACGCCCCGTGCCGCACTGAAGCGGTTGATCGAGCTGGAAGACTTGGCCAGCGCCAATGGCGCAGACCCTGATATGACGGCCTGGGATGATGCCGTCGCCGCAGGCCGCGCCGCCCTGAACACTGAGCCGGATAGGCCAACGTTGGCGGAAGAGGCCCTGTGCGCACTGGAGCGGATTCAACATGGAGACGCAAGCTCCGGCTCTGACGACTTCGATTTAGTCGCCAATGCACTAGGCCAGTTACGCCGCTACGACGCCATCCCGCCAGCTCCTTACATTGATCCCCAAGGTGAGGATGCGGACAAGCAACTGCTGGAGGTTTTCTTCCGCCAGATGGGTCGTGGGCTGGAGGTGCATCCAGAAACCCTTTTACGAGGCATCTGGGGAGTGAGAGCGTTTCAGTTTGCTTCTTCCTCCTCCCGTTTGGCACCGGCTGATGTTCAGCGAATAATTGAAGCGCTTGATTTTTGTATTGGCGACTCTGACAGTCGCGCCAATAGCAGCAATCACCACAGATTGCGTCAGCGATTAAAGCGCATGATTGCTACACTGCCATCCCCGCCCGCGCCGGAGAAGGGGGAAGGGCCCACCCTCGCCGATGTTGACGAGCTGTGCGCCGAGTTCGGGTTTCATTATTACAACGATCAGGGTGAAACCCTTGAGATGTTGCGAGACATGCTCTCCGCTTCGCTTGCCCGCTGGGGACACCCCCCTGCAGCGGCCCCAGGGCCTGGGGAAAACCTGGCCAGCCCGCCAGCGCCGGCAGAGGCGGGATCGGGCTTGACACGGCAATCAGCTATTCATGCCTTTAGATCTCAGTTAACGAAAGAGGCAAGCTCCCGTTACGGACTAACCTCTCAGGACGCCGAATTTGATGCTTTTACCTCAGGTGCATCTTGGGCGTGGGCCACTTACGCCACTGCAACTGCGGGCGGTTTCGGTCAGGCGCCCCAGGCTGGGGAGGGGGAGTGATGTTACTACTCCAGATCCCAACCCTGGCAGACGCCTACCTCGCAATCGCGACCTGGGCCTATCGCCATTACGCCAGGCAGATGCAAGCCAGCGGCAAAAAGCCGACCGGCATCCCCGGCAACCGCGACCCAGATAGCCCGTGCCCAGCGTTCGAACCTCGCCCCTGCAAGCTGGGGGACTTTACCGATTGCGAGTCGGACGGGCACTACCTGTGCTCTGAATGCTGCCACAAAATACCAGCGCCCGTGGCCGGGCAGGTGGAGCCATGAGCCGCCTCTACCAAGACGACTATGGCGACGCCGAACCCTGGATGGAGGGCCAGCAAGCCGGGGCCCTGCGATCTGCTATCCGTGGCAATCGCGGCCAACAGTTCCTGCGCGATCTTGCGGCGGGGCTCGACGCCTTGCCTGAACCGAAGCTCTCCGCCGGAGCACTAGAAAACGAAGAAACAGGTTGCTGCTGTGCCTTTGGCGCGGTTCGCCGCTACAGAGGAACCGATGCTGTGCCGTTGTACTTCGACCCACGAGAAGAGGATTTGGACCCTCCCCACTTTGCGGAGCCTTTCAATGTTGCGACGGCGCTCGCATGGGAGGTTGTCGAGGCAAACGAAGGCTGGTCAGCCAGTAATTGCGAGGCCGCCATGCGCCAGCGCTGGTCAAGAGTTCGCGCTTGGGCGGCTAGGCAGTTGCTGCCCCAGGCTAAAGCCGGGGAGATGCAATCATGATCGGAGCATCGGCATCAGGAGTAATAGCTACCGGAGCCTCTATGACCGCCTCCAACGCAGCCCGCTTAATGTCTCAAGAGTCCAACGCCCCATCTACACCTATAACTAAGATGGATATTTTGATTTTAAGTTCTATAGCACTACCAGCTTTAATACTACTGCTGACCGCATATGGCTGTATGAGACGTGGAGGGAAGCCATGACAGAATCCCAACTTTCTTTACTGTTAGGCTTAGGCACCCTCTTCATAACAACTGCACTTCATCCTACACCTCTTGGAATACTTGCTTGGACTTTAATCGCTTACGCTTGTGGGGAGAATCAATTATGACCTATCCTCATCGTTTACGGGCCCTGCCCGACAAAGCCGAAAGACTGGCTAAAGCCAATGAGTTCATCCGAGTCATAGCCACTACCGGGCGAAAGTTCTTTTCCCACCAAGACCGCGTAAGCGTACTGTGCCTGGACGGACAAGGCCGAATAAATCTAATCGACTGTTACACAAAGCGCCTCATCTATACCCACTACAACGGGGAATGGCGGGGATTCTCTCAAGGCGGGACCATGCGAAGTCTCATCATCCGATTAAGAGAATACATCCAAGGAGTAATCCCCACCGGAGCTGAGTTATTCGACAAACTGCCGATCCATTATGGTGATCAAATCTTCTGCTCGAACTACGGGTGGGGCTACCCCGAGGACGACATGAACACCGTCATCGAAGCGGCCCGCCGGATTTTCACTACTCACACGGAGTCCACCTAATGCCTTTCGATCCGAGTAAAGAACGAGTTTATGTTTTATGGGGTGAAAATCTTGATGAGCCTCTTTATTTTGACGACTTAGATAAGTTAGATAACGACGGACTTATACTGTTACTAGCCCATCTAGCCGCCAATATTGATACTATCAAGCATGATTACAGATCTATGGTTACGAGTTTACAAGGAGATAATCTGCTTATTACTAATAGACGGAGCATAGAGACTAAGATGTGGAAACTAGATCGCACTAGAGAAGTTTACATTAGATTCCGCACTCAGATTAGAGCCATCTTAGATATTAGAGAAACCGAGAGGAAAGCTGCTGCGGATAGAGCGCGCAAACGTGAGCATGAAAGCCGCAGACGAGCACGTAACCGGCTAACACCAGAGAATGCAGAATCATACACAACTATTGCCCACAAAGTAGTATTAGCCTATAACAGTATCCTGCGTGGCCAACTTCGGCAATTGCTACAGGATGATGTTCTCTACAACCGCATGGAAGCTGCAGCCCATGCTAACGCTATCGAGGAAGTGACAGAGTGGGTAAAGCAGCAACAAGATATACCCGAAGTTGTCAAAGAGCGCTGGCTCAAAAATAGTGCCAAGTCTGTGAGGAAGCGGACCCGGCGGCACAGCCTGGGGGATGAGAATCATTCTCAGTCTCATGAGTCTCAAGATGAGACAGCCCCATGACGATGTATTACCCCCGAGCCTGTTACACCCTGTCCATGGATGATCATCCCCTCTTCCCAGATGACCCAGTGACCTTCCTAGTCGCCTGCGCTCACTGGTGGGCCTGGCTTCAGCAGGCCGATCCTGACGAGATCACCCGCTATCCTGAGAACGGACATCTCCATTATTCATTACCACCCAGATTCCCATGATCATTAAATGCGTTGTCTGTGACGTCACTCGTGAAAGGTATCACCACCGCCACGAGGCTTCACCCGAACATGCGGCTAAAATCTTCTTGCGCGAAACATGTCAGGATAAGTCTTCATGCGTGTTTCAAGTCACTAATGACGAACCCGGCAGTGATGAGCTTCTCCAGGCCCAACTCCAACGCTCAGGACTCATCTCAGAACCCCCATCACCGCAATCACCACAACTCATGGAGTTAATGACTTTCACAGACTACCAAATAACGTCATCAGAGACTGCGGTCTACCCCGACAAGAACTCCATCATCTACTGCGCACTAGGCTTATGCGGTGAAACCGGAGAAGTTGCTGAGAAGATTAAAAAAGTTCTCCGTGATCATAACGGACAATTCCACGCCGATACCATAGCAGCAATCAAACTAGAATTAGGTGATGTCCTCTGGTATCTGACCCAACTAGCCACTGAACTAGGACTAAGTCTTGACGCAATAGCTAAGGCCAATATCCAAAAGACTCAAGACCGCCAGAAGCGCGGCCAACTGGGCGGGAGCGGTGACAACCGATGAGGAGTCCCATGAGACTCATACTGAGACAGCCCCTGTGACCCCCGAGCCCGCTTGATCCCATGCCACCGAATGCGAGAGTCCCTGCTAAACCATTGATAGCTGTCAAGCCTTGCCCATTCTGTGGCGGGAAGGGTAAATTCGTCATCCGAAAACGTCTAACCATTAAGGATAAGCTTTTTGTCAGCATCAAACTTAATGACCCTACTGACGTGGTTATGATATATTGCGTTAAATGTTTAGCACAGGTATCAGATGAAGCCCCACTAGGAACTGATCTTGCTAAACGTACCCGTGACGTGCGCAAGAGATGGGACCGCCGAGCAAACCTTATTGGATCCTAACCATGCCCGCCATCGCTTTCCCGTTTTCTAACCCTGCCCCGCTGCCCGCCTTTCTACCCTACCGGGTGGCACACGAAGTAACGCAAAACTTCCCATTAGTAATGTGCGATGTTAAACAACCAATAGACAACACATATATGGTGATCGTCCAGTCTGGTCGAGATCATCCGATATACGAACAAGTAAAGTTCGCCCTTCGTGTAGATATGGATAGGGTGGAATCCATATACAACGACGATATTGATGTTTTTATTGAGGAGTTGGTAGAAGGGTTGATAGAGAGGATGGTACGACAGATAAAACCTAATGTAGCGGAAGCTCTGCTAAAGGAATTTGCACCGTGGATGTTCGCTACTGATCCCCACGAGCAGACATCGACATGAGCTTACTACCACGCCACTTCTCCGCCTCCGGTGGAAAAACCCGGCAATCTGCGGTAATTTCTGGCACCCTTAGATAGACTCTGCCTATCTCTCCGGCTTCGCCCATACCCCCAGTGGTTGCTCAGCGCCCAGTAAACAATGAAGGACTCACCGCAAAGCAGATCATCTGCGCGGAGGCCATTGCGGAAGGCCATACTCTAGGCGAAGCCGCCAGGATCGCTAAGGTGGACCCCAAAACGGTCCACAACTGGAGGAACACCGCTGTGTTCATGACCGGCCTGACCCGCCGGATCCAAGAGAGGACCGATATTAGCGGAACACAAGGTGTTGGGTTAATACCTGAATGCCTAAATGTGCTCAAGACGATTATGAACGATAACACAGCGCTAAAAGCCGATAGAATCAGGGCAGCATCGACCATAATGGCGTCCGCTAATGTCTACAGAGAACAGCGAGAGACGGAAGCCATAATCAAAAAACTCGAAGAGCGCATTGAACGTCTCACTAGCGCCACCACAGGTGTTACAGGCCAGGCGTTTCTTGACCTTGAGTCGGCAACCGTCGAGGAAGCTACGCCCCCCGAGGCCGAGTGAGAACCGGAGCGTCACTCAAATCTCGTCTGGCTCAACTGGAGAAGAAGGTAGCTCAGCGCGAAGCTGCAGCAGCTAATCACGCCAGTGCAAAGCTACTAACTTCGTTACCTCCTGTAAAGAACTGGGAGGAGTTCGCGCCGCTTACTTGGATCAAAACTGGTGACGATGACGGTGCCAAGATTGAACCCTTTGCGCCGTATGAATTTCAGAAAGAATTTGTACGCATACTCCACAATTCTCGCCGGATTCAAGTCCTCAAATCTAGGCAGATCGGCATATCGGAAGTTATCTGTAATTATCTATTAAACAGGGCATTAACAGAACCCGGCTTTACTGCCGTAATTGTCTCAAAAACAGGCAAGGACTCCGAGGAGCTAGCTATACGGGTCCGCTTCATGGCGGAATCCCTCCAAGGTGAGTCATTAACATGGCTATCGGATAGCACTAAGCGGCTATCCTGGAAAGGGCGAGGCACTCTACATTTCTTAGCTCCTACAGGTCGGGGCGTTCGTGGTATCCCAGCCTGTTCTGTACTCTTCCTCGACGAAGCCGCCTTTATCGACGGAGTAAAAGATTTATATCAAGGAGCCAGCCCTTCACTGATGAAGTTAGGCAAAGCCGGGAAAGTGATCATAGTCTCTACTCCAGACATGGAGTCAGACTGGTTCGGCGAAATGTGGACAACGGGCCTCCCCTCCGACTGGTATGACTATGTAGAACGTCGTGATCTAATAGGCCTTCAAGCCCTTCTAAACAAAGCCGGGGAAGCGGACGGATGGGCACGGGTAGCGCTTCATTACTCAATGCACCCACAGTATGGTGCAGATCCTACCTGGCCAGCAACTTATAGAAAACAAGAGAAGCTAACACTAAACCAATGGGCGGCGGAATTTGAGCTTAAATTCGGTGCTACCGCATCTGCCATATATGACAGCCTGTTAGTCAAAAAATGTGCTAAAGGTTCCTTCGATGAATGCGGTATGGCAAACCGCATCTACTCCATGGGAGTGGATCCCAACGGAGGAGGTAATGACTACTTCACCGCTGTAGTGCTTGACGTAACCTCTAAACCACGGCGCGTGGCAGCCATGTATCGGGAACACTACAAATCCTCCCCGTACAGCTTAGCCAAAGTAAAAGAGTTGATAGAGAATTTTCTACCTTCTAAAATCATAGTAGAGAAGAACTCCATGGGCATTGTCATAGCGGAGGCGCTTGCACTGCAATCCATGGGGACTGAAATAGAGCTAGTCTATATGTCTGATCCCATCAAAAACGCAATAACCGACAGAACTCTCTTTATGATGGAGGATGATGACCTAATATTCCCTGATGGGATCATTGCTGCTGAGCATCGAGCATTCCGCCGGGATGACCACGGAAAGCGGGGGGCAGGGGGGTCGGCCCACGATGACACGGTGATGGGTGTGGCTCTGGCAGCCATGGCGGCCCCCGGATCCGTCGATCTCCTGGGCTTCCTCAAGGCGGCCTGAGCGCGTGCTACGCGAAAAATGTACATATATTGCTGGATTTCTTAAAAAACCCTGGACTCTATGAAAATACCCCCAACTCTCTTAAAAACCCCTGGACTCTATGAAAAAAGCTCCATCTCTATGAAAAACCACCCCTCATCTCTATTAAAAAACCTCCATCTCTATGAAAAGACCCTCATCTCTTGTCGCCCCCCGAGGCCGTCGCTACACTGAAAGCAGGCAGGACCGCGCTTGAAATCAGTATCTCCCGAAGCTCCCGATAATTCCGTCGCTATCGGCAATCGTAGCGATGCTGATGGCATGCGTACAGATGGAGCTTTAGTCAATGCCTTTACAGGCATGGGAATAGCAGGTAAAGACCGAAGCCAATCAACAAGCATACGGACTAGCTATCTACTCTCTCATCCAGAACTCGAAGCTCTTTACTCCGTAGGACTACCCCGGCGTTTTGTCGATTCTATTGCCGATGAAGTTCTCAAACATCGTGTCACAATTAAACTAGGAGGCCGGAAAGCTTCCCAAGAGATTGACCAGATCACAGATTTTGAAGCCTACCTTAAACAGTTGAAATTCCACCGGGTGTATGCCGAAGCTGTCCGCCTTCAACGCCTCTACGGCGGATCGGTCATTGTCGCTCTAGTTGATGATGGCAACGAAGACCCGGAAACACCTGTAAACTACGACCGCATTCGTGGTATTCGTGGGCTGTGTGCGTTATCACGCCACGAAATATTTCCCATGGACGTGTCCGTTATGGACTACTCCAAACCCGAGATGTACAGAATTACTACTAATCAAAAATTAGACGAGAACCAGAAAAGCCCTGTAACAAATATGCGTATCCATCACACTAGAGTTAGCCGCTTTGATGGACTGTACCTACCCTGGCGACAGCGCCAACAACAACAAGGCTGGGGCCAAGCACCATTACAAGTAGTATGGGATTCATGGAAACTGTATGAAACGTCCATTAGAGGATTATCTTCTAGTGTTACAGACTCTTCTTTGTTTTGGCATAAAGTGCCAGGGTTAATGGAGATGGTGAGAGCCGGTAACGCTAATCAGGTGATGAAACGCATGGAAATAAACAACATGTCTAGATCCTCCTATGGAGGATTCTTAATAGACGCGAATGAAGAGATAGGCTTTGCTGAAAGATCCCTCAGTAACATGGCGCAAGCCACCGCACCTTTTGCTGAGTACATGCAGGCTACTACTGGTTGGCCTGCGTCAATTCTAATGGGCACCAGTCCTGGCGGCCTCGGGAAAGAAGGGCGGTTTGAAGAGCGAGTATGGGCCTCTCTAGTAGAGGACTGGCAGACTGTCTATTGCCAAGACCCTATTTCCGATATTTTTGAGCTTTTCATGCGGGCCAAGGACAGTCCCATGCGGGGCACCCCACCAGAATCGTGGGAAATTTCGTTCCCCTCGGTGTTCGTTGAGACCGCCACGGAGAAGCTCGCTGTACAGAAGTCCAGAGCTGAAATAGACAATATTTATGCAGCATTAAGAGTGCTAAGTCCTATAGAAATTAGAAATAATCGCTACGGCTCAGCGGAATACAGTATTGAGACTGTGCTGGACGAGAACGTATCTGCCCAGCTACAAATGCAAGAGGATAGCATGTTTGAGAACAATATGAATCAGTTACAAGCACAAGCATTCCAGGCGCAGGGTTTAGGACCAGACGGCCAGCCGATTCCCCCCGAGGGCGGCGAGGTCCCTGGCCAGTCTCAACCTGCGTCTCAAGAGTCTCAACCGGCGAAGCCCGCGCCCAAGACCGACAGCTACGAGGCTCTGGGCTTGACCATCGACGTGATCAAGCATCAAGACGGCGCCAGCCTGGGCTATCCGGTGGGGACCACTACCCGGAACGACGCAACAGGCCCGGATATTGGCGGCCTGGTGTTGCTCGGGCCCAGCCGATCCCGGCGCTATGCCCTGCTCAACTCCACCATTAAGCTCGATGGGGCGATCCTCCCTGGCCCGCAGGTTACTGGCTATGCCTCGCTCCGGGCTGCTAGGAAAGGCTTAGCGGCTTTTCTACCCGAGCAGACGATCTTCACGCTCAAGCCCGCCCCCGAGGACGTTAAATGACCAACATTCGTACGGCTACTTTCCTGATTACTCAATCGAGGATCGACGCTAAGACTCGAAACACCATTGCGTGTAAGCCGCCTAATCGGCGTTGTGGATCTCGCTGCATTCCTCCTGAATGGGATTGCCGGCTAAAGGGGGAAGGCGGTGATGGACATTTAAAAGCTGCGGGAAGAGGTAGTGATCCATTAGCTGCACTCGCCAGCACACAAAGAGGGCTCGGTCGCCTTAGAAAAGGCATAACTACTGGTAACTTCTCAGAATTAGAAGGCGGTAGAAAAGCCGTCATTCGCGGTGCTGTTAAAGCATCCCCTCAAGATCTTAAGAAGAAAAAAGAACTACAAGCTGCTCTAGTTCAAGGGTCTATAGGCATCGGTGTAGCTCTTGCCGTACTCGGGGGAGGAGTTCGTGCCCACGGCATCTTAAGCAATATCCGCAGCTACAGGGAAGGTATTGGTAAAAACATTGATGACAGTGTAAGTAATGCACTGCATTCGGTGCTAGATCTACATCCGGCGCGTGCGCGTACCAAAACTGAAGCTCGTAATGCTGTCGCTGAATTAGTGCGCCGTCGCAATGGCGTAGGAGCAGTAGCTGGTAGAAACTACGGATTACCCGATACTTCTGATATTCTTAAAACCAGTCCTTTAGACTATTCCCCATTTTCGGCTGTCGGCCAGCGGGTTAAAAATGTAAGTCCTAGCGCCTACACAGACTTTGGTGAGTGGCATAAAGCCTCATACAAAGCGATGTGGAGCACGCCACGCTTGAAAGAGCAGCAAATCTATAGAGTCGGTGACGGTTATCAATTCGCGACGCTCTCGGGGGAGGATTTCCTCAGAACTCATTACAAGGTGACTGGCGGGGCTGAAGTGTCAGGCGTGAAGCTGGTGCAGCAGATCGCAGATCAATTGGATGCTGAGCATAAAACGTTGACTAATTACGCGAAAGACCGGGGCTTTAACCTAGGTAAATTAGAAGATCGCCATAGCTTAGCTAACACGCTGCTCGATGCTCAACAGCTAACCCCAGCAGCCAGAGAACAAGCCCGTAGCCAGCTCCTAGGTACGCTGCACCCCAATTTCCGAGCAATTGGCACAGCAAGAACTATCTATGGTAAGACAATCTCAAGCTATGATACTTTCTACGAGTCTATTATTAACTCTTTACCTAAAGTCTATGGGCCAACAGGCTTAAGGAAATCCGTACCTCTAGACCAATACCCAGTAATGCAGAACGCGATGCAGGGGCATGCGGAGTTCTTTGCTACGCGGCTCTACCCTACAGCAGGTAGGCAGGCGGTTAAAGGCCCATACTCTGCGGATCTAGTTAACCAGCATTATTTCCAAACTAATGGCTTTCCCGCCAGTGTCAATACGATATGGTCTGCCCCGAGCCTGACTATCCAAAAGGCTGCCTCAGAGCACGCAGGTAGGCCGATCAAAGACCCTTCCGAAGCTTTGACAATACTCAGGGGGACCGGTGCATTCGAAGGGCTTCAAATAAGACCCCCTAATGAGCTAAACACACGTACCGGTAGAGCTATTCCGCCGATACCTCCGATGAACCGTCCTCGACGGGCTAGGGAGAGTTTCAAATTTACTAATGTAGAGGAGCAGCAGTCTTATCTAGACGTGCTTAAAGCCCTAATGGATAGGACATTGCCTAATGGCAAGCCTTTATATAAAAACCAGAAGTCAGCGGAGGCGGCTGCCCGCGTAGTAATCCAGCGCCGCCGCATGGAAGCAAGAAAGCCCCCCGAGCGCGGTGATGCTTATTTCCAGGCTTTCGCTGCGACTATTAGGCAGGACAAGCGCTGCGGTAAATCCGGTATTCCTGATAATAGGAACTGCTCTAAGAAAACATTGGCCGCTCAAGCCGCTTCTGGCGGAGGTGGGCAATCTGCAGCAATCCCAAAAGATAAGGACAATACTCTCCGTAATGTGGCTATCGGTGCTGGAGCAGTGGCTGCCACAGCCGTAGGGCTCGCACTCGGGGTGAAATCTCAGCAGGTATTCGCCTATAGGAGAAATGTGTCCAGATCTGCTATAGACGCCGAGGCTATGGCTAAGGATATGGTGCGCGAGTTTAACGAAAAAGCGGCGAAGCGTTTAGGTAAGGATGTCAAAGACGTTACTCCGTTTGAAGCATCTACTTACAACTTCAAAGATAAAGGATATGATACTGGGTTTAGTGGTATGGACAATACCCCAGCATTTTACGGGCAAACACAGAATAGCAAAGGCGCAGTGGTCATGCTTTCTTATGCAGACGATGGTACTTTTACTAAGCGTGGTCAAGGTAGTCATTTGATGGCTGAAGGTGGAGCTTTTCGGGAGATCTGGGGCGAGCATGATATACTCCCTTTTGCTAACAAAATCTCCCAACCTATTAAGCAAGGTGCCGACGATCTAGACATGAAGACGCGGAAAGCCCGCATAGGTATGCTCCCTAAAGTAGCTCAGAAGCCGGTTACTATGGGTATAGAGATGAAGAATGCGTTTAAGCAGATGGATTATTTGCGAGGTAATATAGAAACTCGTGGGTTTAATCCTGATGCAGTACGTGCAGCAGCTTTTGTCGCAGCACAACGGCGGTTAACCGGCAAGCCTGTCCACATGCTAGCCTACAGCAATGGGGGAAATGTGGCGTCGGAAACATTAGCTATTCTAGCCGAAATGGGTTATAGAGATGTCAAAGTTGTTAATGTAGCAGGCCCCACTTTCGGGGTGTTTAATCATACAGATGAGAATATGCGAACATGGGTCAGCAAAGGAGATGTGTTTTACGCAACTATGGGTAAACGTGCGTTCGCTAGCAGTCCGGTGCGCATGTTACAGAATAATAATATTCCTCATGGACTTAGCGAAAAAATTGATCCTAATAACCCAGAGTTTGGGGCTAACTGGAGAAAATACTTTAAGGCTGGTGATAGTTATTTATTAGATAAGCAGTTACAGAAAGAGGCACACAGTTATTTAACAGTGGACCGTGCCCGCTCAAAGGAGTTGACTAATGAAATGGTATGGCGTATAGCCAGCGATAAACCAATAGAGGGTGATCTACAAGTTTTATTTGGTAATAAAAGTAGAGATGTTAAAAGTCGGTATATCAAAGCTCTTAGCACAAATAAGCAGCAAGCACTACTTCAACTACGCTCAGAAATTGAAGATCGTATGATTGATGTATGGTACGGAGGTTACGATCCTAACAAGGTAAAGCGTAGTAGTAAATCCCTGCGAGCTGAAGTACAGCAGAATGCCACCGGAGCTAAGACAGTTCCCCCCGAGCCCGCCACTTCCTCTAACTAAAGTGCCACACCCAATCAAAATGCAAATACGCTGGCCAAAGGTGTTGACTGTTCCTGTCGTAGCCACAGTTATATTCGGCGTAGGTTTTCTAATCCGTTGCGAACATTCCCCCACCCTGCCTGGTGGGTGGCCTAGCTGTTGGATTGTCAGTGGCTCTATTATGGGAGTTCCTTTTATGAAAAGTATGGCTGAGAAGGCTGGCTTCGTGAATGGTTTTAATACATATAACCCAGCTCTTCGCAAACCTCGTGAGGAGGACGAGGTCACTTAATCACACATCCACCTCTCCCTTTTTCTCTCTTTATCCTTAATTATCGTCATGATCATCAGTCAAGAGTGGAAAACAACAGTCCACGCACTCAACCTCTCCCAGCCTGACGCTTCTACATGTCAGTCCGCCTGCATTGCGATGGCGGTAGGTGATAAAGACGTGCTAGGTGTTCGTCGTAAATTGAACCGCCTGCCTGGTGCGGCGGGGGATACTACCAACATGGGCAAAGTAATTCGTGGTTATATCGGTGACCGGTATATCTACAACAACACCGCTTCGCTCAATGACATTGTTGGTTATCTAAAAGCTGGTGAGTTTCTCATCACTCACGGCTATTTCACCGGATCTGGGCATGTTATTGCTCTCGATGGTGTGAAACTGAAAGCGGACGCCACTTATGCCTTCAATGTCAAAGATCCTTGGTCGGAGTTCGACGGCCCTAGCTGGACCTATAACAACCCCAAGTCCACATTCTACGACGGGTTTTATTCCGATAAAACCATCTATGCTGCGTGCATGCCCAGCGTGAGTGTTTGGGACGCTGCTCAATGGTACGATCGCCGACCTGATTACAACCTAAAGAGGGCCTGGGTGCATAGAATCTTGCCGGCTGTGCCTCAACGGTAACCTGAGGGGGAGAATCCCTATCTACCCAGGCCATGCCGATCCCCGCAGCATTCCTTAAAAAGGGTCGTAAAAAGGCCGCCGAGGGCAGCGCTGCGGGGAAAGGAATGGAGTCTTCGAAGATGGAGGAGGGAGAGTCCCCCGAGTACGGTGATGCCCCCCACGGGAAAGGTAAGAAGCCTTGTGCCGCTTGCATGAAGAAGGGTAAGAAGAGTGGCTCTTGTGGCTGCGCAGCTAAAGCAGCAATGGACGCTGTACTTACTCCTATGGAATATCTTGATGCTTGTGAACTTGGAATCAATAAACACAGTAAGAATTATATCCGTGGTGTGTTGAGTGTAAGAGAGGACAAGAAGTGCGGTGCTTCCGGCATTGCTGAAGGCAAAAAGTGTACTAAAGGCTTAGTCGGTACTGTAAAATCCTCCCTTGGTAATGAAAACGTCCAGACCGGCCTTAAAGTAGCCGCCGTTGCTGGTAGTATTGCTGCAGGTACAGTGGGTGCTATGAAATATCGAGGAATGCAGAAAAATGCTATGTCTAACCTAAGAGTTGCGAAAAACTTACGTGTGACTAGCCGCATGTCCAATCCTCGCCCTACCAATTCCGCTGGTGGCATTCCAGACCCATGGACAAATCAAGTTAGCAACTCACAAGCCAGTATGGCACGGTCTATGAATAACAAACAAGCTCGGGGGATGTTGTCTCAAGGCGCTATACCTCCATCTAAAGCGAGAGTACGGAAGGCGACAAAAGCTGCAGTATCTACAACAATGGCTAAAGCCCAAGCTGGGGTTGCTTCAACACGCCGCGCTGCGCGTAAAACCCAAATCGGGCTGATTAGGCAGAAGCGCAGGCTCTTTAGTGGTAACTGAGGTGGGACTACTCACACCTCTAACCATCCGCCTTGACAAATCCCCCGCTTGGCAGCGCAAGGAAGGCAAAAACCCCGAGGGCGGCCTTAACGCCGCAGGCATCGCCTCCTACCGCAAGCAACATCCAGGCTCGAAGCTCTCCCTCGCGGTAACGACCGACCCCTCCAAGCTCAAACCCGGATCAGCGAGAGCAGAAAGACGACGGAGGTTCTGTGCCCGCATGTCGGGAATGAAGCGTAAGCTAACCAGCGCGAAAACCGCTAATAACCAGGATTCACGGATCAATAAGTCGTTACGGAAATGGAATTGCAACTGACCGCAGCGCGGCTGCGCCTGGATAAGAAGTGCGGGAAATCCGGCATTGCAGCGAACAAGAAGTGTGGAAAAAGCGTAGCCCCTGCAAGCAGCTCAGGAGGTATCATAACCCCGAGAACAACCACCGCAGCCGTAGCTACAGGAGTCGTTCTTGTAGGAGTGCTCAACAGGAGAAGATGGACTCCTGCAATTGAACGTGCCTTCAAGGAAGCTATTGCATTATCAACTCCGCAAAATCTCCCCAAAGGTAGTAAGTTCCTAGCCAAAGGTTATGCCGGGGCCATTCACGTCTCCCCGGATCGTAAATCAGTCTTCAAGACAAACTTCAAGAAAACCCTTGTCGGGCGGCGACAGTTCCTGCGTGAAGTCACGCTGCAGGCCAAACTACACGATAAGGGCATCAACACTCCGAATGTCCTAGCTGTCGATTCGGCGCGATCTATAACTCAAATCGAGTACATGGACGGGTACAAGAACTTAACCAAAATCGTAGAAAGCGGAACCAAGCAGGAGAAGGCCCGCTACGCGAAGCAGTTTGTCTTAGAGATGTCGAAGCTGCATAAGGCCGGGTACGCACATGGAGACATGCACCTGGGTAATGTTATGGTCAAGGATGGCGATGTTAAATTGATCGACTGGGGCTACGCCAAGCCGATCAAATTCATGCCTACTTCAGGTCTACGCAATGATATGGACCACATTAACTACATGCTGAATAAACTAGATCCTATAGAACATAGGAAATTCTCTGATCTGATCAAGGAGACCGGGCTTACTAAAAACGCTCCCACACAGCAAGCCTACAACAAGTTCTGGGATAGGTACTTAGGTAATGCGCCCCGCCTGACAAGACGTGTGGGAAATCGGCTGCGATAGCCTTAATTATGTTTCACAATAAAGTAAGAATCAAACCCTTGCTAATGTCACCAGTTCCGGCTGATATTGATATTTACCATTCCGATCCGCATAAGTAGTTTCACAGGGATCCCCCTCAAAGAAAAGCAGTTGGCAGATACCCTCTTCGGCATAAATACGGCAATCAGCACCAGAAGAATTACTGAACTCCAGGGTTAGGTGCCCCTCCCATGCCGCTTCTGCCGGCGTGGTATTCACAATGATCCCCAACCGGGCGTAAGTGCTTTTCCCCAAGCAGATCACAGTGATATTCGGCGGCACCCGCAATTTCTCCAGAGCTACCCCGAGGCCGTAGGTATGCGCCGGCAGGATGAAGTAGCGCCCATCCTCGTCCTGATGGAGAGGGGCCGGCTCCAGGTTGGCGGGATTGGCCCGCTTGGGGTTCATCACCGTGCCAGGGACATGGCGGAAGGTCATAAATTCCTGAGCCGACAGCCGGATGTCATAGCCATAACTGCTAACACCAAAAGACAACACCGGCTTTACTTGTAGAATGCTATCCTCCCAGGTTTCAATGCGGCGCAACAGACATTCCTGATAGGGCTCGATCATCCCAGCGGCAGCTTGCTGTCCTATCCAGATGTCGTTCTTAAGCACAAGCTTTTTGGCGATTAGCTGCTAGTTTACGCCCCCGAGCGCGACGGTTGCGGCGTTTACGTCCAATAGTGGGGGAGGCGTTAACAAAGATAGGTAGATAGTTAGGTCTCGTATTGTGATAGACGCGATTCATTGCCGCCTTGGTGCGTTCAGATAATATAGACGCAAACTGCTTAGAATCGAGCAATATAGTGTCCAGTTTCTCCCTCATGTTAAAGTTCTCTACGATGCGCGTAACCGGCTCATTTAGTAGTTCAAGCATTTCATCAGCAGTCATGCCTGTAGTACTGCAAGCAGCATTTTGTATGTTTATCCCTAGGTCGTCCTTAAACATGGCAGTTTGAAAAATAAGAGCGTGGTTTAACTAGATTAAATGGCTGATCCGCCACTGGATTAAGTATCCAGAAAGGGTGTTCCACTACACGTAGAATTGCAGGATTGCAACCATAAATCTCGATAAGCTTCTCTCTAAATACTAAGATCCTAGTATTTAGATCCTCTAGGCTAGACCCACCAGCGGGTTCGTCCATGTACAACTCAAATGCTACAGTGGTTTGTACGGTTACAAAGTCTATCATGAGGAGTGGGGATATCATAACGCCTTAATCCTAGCACTGATTGGTTTTATTGATCTTACAATGGCCTTATATTCTGACCCATCAGGAGTCACTCCTGATGTGTGCTCAATATGAGCACGGTAAACAAAACTGAGTTCGCCATCTTCGCTGATCGCAATATGGTTTGAACTAATCGGAGGACAGACACTGTCGTATGACTGAAACTCGTTATTGGTTTTATTTCCTGCCTTGACCTCTAGCCGCCTTCCCCTAGCCCTGCGGGCGCGACGTTTACGCCCAATAGTAGGTGATGCGGCCTTGACCGATGAATAAAACAATGCTCGCAAGATGGCATTGCGCCGTTGGGCCTCTAAGTTCAGAGTACGCCCAAGCTCAATAAAACCTTTATTGGCCTGAGCGGCAGCATCATTAAAAGGCTGCATAATACCTTTTAACTGCGCCACATCGCCATTTAGCTTGACCAGAGTCTCTCTATCCATAAAACCCAAGACAAGTGTCCACGCAGGTGCCTCGCTAGAATAGCATACATACCACCGGTAATCATGCCCATAACCACCGCTTCACTAAGATTCGACAAAAAATGCGGTGCGTCAGGCATACCAGACAACAAGAAATGCTCCAAAAAGACCACTGCGCCCAGTTCTAATCCAACAATCACCCCGAGCCTGATCGGCAAAGTCGCCCTTGGGGCCGGGATCGCAGCCCTAGGCATCTCCGCCGCCCGCCGTTTCGTTCGCCGCGACCCCGATTGGAAGGGATTCACCGCCCCTGGTGAGGACTGGGATCGGATCGAAGCTGAGGCGCGGAAGCGCGGCAAACAGTGGGATGTCTTTGAAGATAACAAGAAAGCCAACGCAATTGCATGTGCAGCATCCAAGATTGATCACTGGATTAGAGAAGATGACTTTGTTCCGACTCCACGATGTCTAGGGGGCCAAGGTGCTTACGGTAATTATGTTGTCCACCCGTCTAATAAATACGGTATAAAATACTTAAAGAACAACGACCTCGGGGGGACACCTAATAAATTCCTGAGCGGCCCCACAGAAAGCTTACTCCCTGAAGGTGAGATACTAAGGCACGCTAACATCAATAATGTGCCATCCCCTCAGCTATACAAAGCTACTGACCGGGTATTGGTCATGGAGCACTTGAACAATTATTCCCCTTTATCTACGCATGGGGTAAGTTCTAGTATTTTCTCGCTTAAATACACCGCACCACTACAGTTAAAACGCCAAATGTTAGACCTCTATCGCTCTTTACACATTAGTGGTCTCGTACACAACGATGGGCACTTAAAAAACATAATGTTTAACCCAAAAACCAGAAGCCTTAAATTCATCGACTTCGGCCTAGCTGAGTTCGCTACAGAAAATCGAACTAGCGCCCGCGATTTCATCAACGAGCTTACTCAAGTACCACGCCGCGTAGGTTTATCAGAATACGCAGTAGAAACATTTGAAAGGCGTTGGGCTCCTCAATGGGATCCTCTAGAAAACGCGCTGCGCACTTATGAAACCGATCACGTAGACAAAGTTGTAAAAGGTTATTACAGAAGTTTAGAGACCGCTTTGTTAAAAAGCTACTAGGCTGATTACCCCTAAACGCCAGCCGTAAACTGGTGCATGAGCCTAGCAACAGCTACCCGATACGACTTCCTCTCGCTGCCTATCGTCGGCTGCAAGATCGACCCGGAGTCGGGATACCTCCAGGTCCGGGCCCGCACCGCCCGCACTGGCCTCCAGAAATATCGCCGCGCTGACGGCAGGGTCGAAACTGAGTACCGCCCGGAAGAGGAAGTAGGAAAGCCAGAAACCCTAGCATCCTTCGGGATGAAGCCAGTTACTTGGCGTCATCCTCCGCAGCTCCTTGATGCGGATAATACAAAGATGTATCAAATCGGGCATGCCGGCTCGCATGTCCACTTCAGCGACGGTTTTGTTGAAGTCGCGCTTCTTGTCACTGACCAAAAATCCATCGACAACATCCAACGTAAAGATTCTCCCGATCACGCTGTAGAAGTATCCGCCGGCTACCGAGTCGATTATGACCCTACCCCCGGTCAAACACCATCAGGCGAGTCCTATGACGGTGTCCAACGCAATATCCGCGTCAACCACATCGCCATTGTCCCTAAAGGACGTGCTGGCCCAGAAGTCAGGTTGCTGTTAGATCGAATGGATTCTACGGCAGCGGTATCTTTTGATCAAGCACTCCTCGATTCCCCCGAGCCCGTACCCCCCGCGAACCCCGTTATGGCCCGTATCAATCTCGATGGAGTCGATGTTGAGGTTGCCTCTGAATATGCTCCGCTGGTGCAAGCCTATGTGAGGGATTCCAGCAAGGCCCTTACTGAACTGCGCACTGCTAATTCCACTCTGCAGGAAAAGCTAAATACCCTGCAGAGTGATTTTTCCGACCTGGAGGCTGAGAAGGAGATCGCCGAAGGGCGGGCCGATGGGCTCCAGGCCACGATTGATGCCGGGGAACCCAGTGAGATTCACCTCGATGAAGACAACATCGACGCGGTTCTCGCTCAAATCCCAGCCTCCCGGTTGGACACCCTAGTAGCCGCCCGCCTCGACACTCTTCAACTCCTCGCACCCGCCTTTGAAGACGATTTCGTCTTCGACGGCATCGAGGCCGATGAGTTGTATGTCCAAGCATACGAAAACATCTTCGGTGAGGCCCCAGATGAGGAGATGGAAGTCGCCCAAATGAGGGGCCGGGTTGAGGGGGCCCTGGCCACGCTTGATGCCGAAGATCCCCCCGAGGCCGAACCAGCTCCCCGAACCGATGCTGCCGATTCCACCGGCAAGCTGCGCACGGCCCTTCGCGGGGTTCAACGGCGCGATGCTGCAGCATCCTCCGATAGCTACAAGCAAAAAACCAACAATAGTTGGCAGAAACCGCTGACTGCTTCTAAGAGGCGATGACTCTTGCTTTCTATTAAAGGCTAATCCCCTCTACTCACACCTCCGGCCATGCCTGTAACTTTCACCCCAACCACAGTAACCTCCCCTATCGGGGTTCAAGGTTCATACCCCCTGACTTCCGCTGGTGCCCATGAAGGGATGCTGGCCAATCTCAACTCTTACGACTCTTTCACCGGGATCAATCAGACCAGCGCGGCGCTGCCGTTTGGAGCCTTGGTGCAGGTAGATACAGCCGGCGGTCGAGACGATAACGCCATGACCCTCTCCACCGGGGTCACCGGCAACTTCGGCATCCTGGCGGATTCCTTCACATTCGAAGGGGTCACCTCCGGCAATGCCAGCTATCTATCGGCCGGGATCCCAGGGACCAACCTGGCCGCCGATGGCCGGCCTGGCTACCCCAACCGGAAGTCGCTCAACGTCATCCGCCGGGGCCAAATCTGGGTCTACGTCACCGAGGCCGTGGCCCTGACGGATGCTGTCAGGTTCTGGGATACCGACCACTCCGGCACCGTGGCCGGGGCATTCCTGGGAAGGTTCTGCAAAACAGCCTCCGGCACCCGGACGACCCTGTTCACCAACGGTGCCCGCTGGATCACCAAGACCACCGGGGCTGGCCTGGCTGTCTTGGAGATCGAGATGGCCGCCGCGACCTTCACCGCCGACACCTAATCCCTGACCATCACAGGTCCCCCACTACTTAACCCTCCCTCCTTCTATTTCCCCTCGCGAGAGGCTCTGACCATGTCCAACCAACGCCTCGACAACCACGGTTTCTTCCTCGCGAGGGAACTTGAGCATATCATCACTAGGGCTTTTGAAGTCGAGTATGCCGACATCAAATACGCTAGTGTACTCCCCATTAACAGCGAGGTGTCTAATGGGAAGGATTCCTACACATATAGGATCTACGACCAACAAGGCTCCATGCGGCGAATTGCCGATAAGGCAAAGGATCTCCCCCGCGCTGATGTGTTCCGTAAGGAAGTAACCCACAAGGTTGAATCCTACGGTTCCAGCTTTGGCTACACCGTCCAGGAGCTGCGAGCTGCGGCTGAAGTCCCCAACACAAACCTGGAGCAACGCCGCGCTAACGCTGTGCGTCGCGTCTATGAAGAAACTATGCAGCGCATTTCCTACTTCGGAGATCCTGCTGCCGGCCTTCGCGGCTTCTTCAACTCCGATCAACTCGACAAGATCGTACCTGATAAGTGGTTCGACACGTCCGGCATCACCGCCGATGAAGTTCTCGAACTCCTCAATGAACCGGTAACCCGGATCGTCGAGAACAGCAACATGAAAGAACAACCAGACACCATGTTGGTTCCGTACAATGTGTTCCGAAAGATCTCCACAATGAAGCTCGGGACGGCTTCGGACACCACTGTCATGGAGTTTTTCCTCGATACCAACGAGGTTATTAAGGACATTGAACCCATCAATGAGCTTACTGCCTCTAAATCCGGCGGGTTCTTGTCTAAAGACCGGATCATGACCTATGAGCGTAACCCGGACAAGCTGGAGATGCACCTCCCCCAGCCACTGGAGTTTTTCCCTCCTCAACTCCAGGGCCTGGAATATACCGTTCCCGCCCACGCCCGCCACGGTGGTGTGGCCATCTACTTCCCCCGATCCGTCATGGCGATGGACAAACCCTGATAAGCTACCAGCGGCCCCTACACAAATCTCCCCATGAGCCACGATCGAGTCAACATTTTCTACAGCCCTGCACTGGAGAACCCCCCTATGGATGGGTGTTCTATTACCTACACCACGATCTCTAAGGAAACGGAGGAATCCACTCGTGTGACTATCCGCGAAGGGATCAACAATATCCCCGAGGACGACTGGGAGAGTATCAAAGCAGGAACGCACGGACCCCATGCACTCCGTCTTTTGGATCTAGGCGCCCTCCGCGTCATGGAAAGCGATGAGGTCAAAGAAGTTCTAAGTGAAGCTGACCTTAAAGTTCCTGAGGATGTCTCCATTGCTAATCTCAAACTACCAGATGCAACCAAGGTCATTACAACTACTCATGATCTCCAGCGTCTAGCAGCCTGGCTGGAGCAAGACCAGCGCGTGCCTGTCCGCACTGCTATTCAAAAACGCATTGATACTTTAACCGGAGGCAGCTAAGCCGATGGCGCTGTTTGACGCTACCAGCCTCTGTGAGCGTTTCCCCGAGTTCGGGGAGCAGCCTGCTGGAGTAATCACCCCCATTATTGCGCAAGCTGAGCGCGAAACTCCAGCCTCAGTATGGGGAAACGGCGGTATGCGGATGGATGGGGTTGCCTATCTATCCGCACATCTTCTCGCATCTCGTATTAGTCAAATCGGGTCTCAAGTAGGAGCACCCTCGGGGGCAGCTCTAGGCGGAGGTCTTGATTCCACTCTTTATGGACAAGAGTATAAAAGACTTAGAGATTCTATTGCAGTAGTAGGGTTTACTGATAGCTACTATGATTTCTACGACTCATCGACTACACCTGACTCAATCACTCCGTCGCCCCAACCCACAGTAGGGACAGACCTTTCAGTAACTCTACGTGGGCCAGACGGCTTTAGGCTTACATCCAGTACCGGAGAGGATGCAGATGTTCCGCTGGCGACTGCTGAGCTGGCGGGGCTGCAGGCGCCCAGCAACCGGGCAAAGGCTGAAGCGGCGGTGCAAGCGGTTGCGCTGTCGGTTCCTAGCGGCTGGAGCACAAGCAGCACCACCACGGGCGGCAGCGTCACCCTCACGCTGGGCCTGCCGGCAGGGTTCAGCCTGCCGAGCAACACCAGCCAGACCAACTGGGATACGGCCTACTCAATGCGCGGGCAGTGGTCTGGCGGGGCTACCGGGCTCAATGCTGCCACTGGGCGCGTAAGCCTAGAGCTGGGTTCAGCGGCGCTGGCGTCGGCGGGGGACTTTGCCAGCTCTGCCCAGGGGGCCCTAGCCGCGACGGCGGTGCAGCCTCCAGGGCTGGCCTCAACGCTGGCCGCCTACCTGACCACAGTCAGCGCAGCCAGCAGCTATCAGCCTCTCTCCGCAAACCTGACGGCCCTGGCGGCAAACAACGCGGCCTATTACCTGGCCCGAAGCAACCACACCGGCACGCAGGCCCTGAGCACCATCAGCGGCCTAGGAACCGGTATTGCCAATGCCCTGGCGGTGAACGCCGGCGCCACGGGGGCCCCCGTGCTGTTTGACGGGGCAGGGGGCACTCCCTCCAGTCTGGGCCTGGTGAACGCCACTGGGCTCCCCCTGGCGACGGGGGTGTCTGGGCTGCTGTCGATCGCCAATGGCGGCACGGGAACGGCCACCCCTGGGCTGGTGGCAGGCACACACGTAAACATTACCGGCACCTGGCCCAACCAAACCATCAGCGTCACGGGCGGCCATGGTGGCCCTGATGGCGGCACTGTTACCAGTGTTGGGCTGAGCCTGCCGGCCCTGTTCAGTGTTACCGGGTCGCCCGTCACCACGGCGGGGACCCTGACCGCCACGCTGGCGGCCCAGGGTGCAAACTTGGTATGGGCTGGCCCTGCGACCGGCATGGCAGCAGCCCCGACGTTTCGATCTCTGGTGGCTAGCGATATTCCGACGATTTCGGCGGGCCAGGTTTCGGGCCTAGCCACGGTGGCCACATCTGGTGGCACAGGCGACCTTACGGAAACCGGCGGCAACCAATTCTTTGCCGCAGCCCGAGCGATTGGATCGGCACTAACGGGCTTTGTTGCTGAGGCGGGAACTGTTGCCGCCACAGATTCAATCCTTCAAGCAATTAACAAGATTGTCGGCAACATTGCTGGCCGGGCGCTTGCTGGGGCAATCGGCTCCAGCGGGCTGACCATGACGGCCGGCGTGCTAGGCCGCGAGAGCGGCACCGGGGCGCCGCAGGTCTATCCCCTGGGCTCTGGTTTGTCGATCGTTGCGGGCGCACTCACCGTCACTGCCACCGACAGTGGCTCTGACTACCTTGCCATTCTTGCAAGTTCTGAAGTTGCAGTAACTACAACAGCCACAGCAACAATAAGCAGGCAACATCTTATATCTGGGACAACTGCTGATTACACGGTAACTTTGCCAGCTGCAGCCGGTAACGCTGGCAAGTTTATATCATTTCGCATTAGTGACGCGGCGACTAGGAGATTTACAATTAGCGGCAATGCCTCTGAATTGATAAATGGTCAGAATAGGCGTATCATGTGGGCCGGTGAGTCTGCCGTGCTTTATTGCGACGGATCTGGATGGCTGAAGCTTTCTGGGGTGACCAAGCCTATGCAATGCCAGATCTCCTTGACATCAAACCAGACAATCTCGAATTTAACGATGACCGACGTGACGTTTTCTCGTGTTGATGTTGATAATACTGGGGCGATGGCAGATACGGCTAACTCCAGAATAATAAATTTTCGGCCTGGGCAGTACATTCTTATGGCGCATTTAATGTGGGACAATACTACTGGCTCGGCTACGCGATTGATTGGCCAGATTTTTAATTCAAATACATCTGTAGCTATAACGGCGCACGAGATGACTGCCTTTGCAGCTTCCTGCTACCCTTCATGCCAGCCCTACGCTTTGGTCGCTTTATTGGCAACATCAAGGATAAAGTTACAAGCGTACAAATCAGCTAACGTAACAAACGTTTATGGGCACCCCACTACTGATACCACTCAGCTAATGGCTATTGAGGTTCCGTCATGGTAGGAATTGCTGCAGCTATCGCCGCTCGTTTCCCGCATTCGGTGTCGCTTGTGGATTGGGGAGTTTTGTTTAATGGCACAGCCGATGAGATTTACCACTGGGATGCGGACGCCATGGGTTACCCTATGCCCAGCGAAGCCGACCTGGCCGAATGGATGGCCTTGCCGGCACCACCCGCCCCGCCGGACTGGATCGAATACCGGGAAGGACTGCGCGATCCGTGCTACGTCAGCATTGTTGCGGCAGCGCTTTCGTCAACTCCGGAAGCAAAGTATGGCGCGATGAACATATCTGCTGCGTTAAATTCGTTTCAAGATCGAGGAGATCACAAAGACTACTTAGATTGCATCGTGTGGATTCTGGGAGGCTCCACTCTGCCGGTAGCAGAAAAAAGTGACCTTGCGTCAGAGCTGCTGGCGCTGATTACTCGGTGTAATTTGCCGGGCCAGTTCATAACGGAATTGATCGAAGCGTTGGATTCGTTTTCTTCGCCATGATGCTGTTCCCCGCCGACCTCGCCCTTATGACCGCCTGGCACCTGGCGCTGTTCCCGGCTGCCTGGTATCTGGTGACGGCGGTGCCGTCCCTGCAGCGATGGATGCGGGGGAGGTTGCAGCCGTGAGCGGAGAGCAGCAACCATGAAACCCCAATGATAAAGAAAGCTCAATTAAGCAATGTCTGATTTGATACCATGCCCCCCAATACCCAAACTATTGCCGCCTACAGCCCTTGGAGTAACGCAATACTTGCATTCCAAGTACCCGGCACCACACTAACTATAAACACAGATACCGGCAACTATAACTACAACGAAGAGACAGTTGAATACATAGCCCATCTTGCTATTCAACCACCAAACTGGAAGTCATCTACAGGTACTGACCAAACCACTTACAACGTATCCGGGCGACTACTTTCCCCGAGCACGCTAGACCCACGCATCATAAACGGATCTCAAGCACTAGCCACCCTCAACGGTGTAGAAGGGCGTTTTGAGCTTGTATTTGACCTTAGCATGCACGCAGCTTCACGCCCAGACCTTAAGCAACTCATATCCGGCATATTCCGAGTAACCGGAGGTGGCTAATGATAGCCAACACCCGTTCAATCGCTGATGATTTTGAAGCGGCCCAAACAAAAACCATAGTCGAACTCGGGGAATGGTTTAATGAAAGATGTCGTCAAGAAATCGAATCCCCTGAATGGGCTTACCCAAGTAACCCGAAAATCCGAGATATTGTCTCTACAGGAAAGTTACGAGACAGCGCGGTACTACGCCTATTACCTACAGGAGGGTTTGAGATAACTTGGGAAGTTGACTACTCCACTGAAGTCCATGAAGGCGGAACTTCCCCCGAGGGCGTTCGTTTCCCCGGACGGCCCTGGACCCGAGACCCTATCGCGGAACTTCCCGCCATGTACGCTCAGTTATTGGCTAAAAATCTAAAAGCTGCGAAATCCTTATGACGCTACCCACCAGCACTTACGTGCCCGAACCCTCTGACATACGTTACCCGATAGAGAGGGTTGTGTTAGAATATTTTTTAACAGACAACATCACGCTTAAACCTGACAGCCAGTGGCCAGGCTACTACACGCTAAAAACTGGGCAGAAAATACCATGTATTTTTGCTGAAGGCAAAGATCAAGTACCGTCGTCCTGGAAACCTTCCGGCATTCAATGTATTATCGAGGAAGTCCCCGAACAAAGCGTTACCCCAGGTATAGGTCAGATAATTCTAGTATCTACCTGGAAAGTCATCTTCACCAATTACGGATTCGACGACACCACTAGACAAACAGTGACCCTTAAAGAAGTCCAATCCCGTATGGCAAGGCTTTTTCCCACAGCTAACCTTCGGTATAACTCCGGGTCTGACGTGGCCCTGGAAGCTCTGACCGTCCGTTTTCGCGGCACTTCCCTCAATTCGATCCTCCGCCCTTTCTAAAGGTTTAAGTCATGCCATTCACCTACGCCGTGGGCCAGAGCTTTCACAATGCAAATGAAACTATTGTTCGGTGTGTCGCTCTAGCACCAGGCGCACGTTATTTCGGTACTCGTGACAATGCCGGCTTTGTAACCCTGCCAACCCTAGATACTGGTGTCTCTTACACAGAGATTCAGGGGATCCAGAACCTCAACTGGTCAAAATCCGATAAAGACCAAAAATTCCGCCTGATCGGCGACGGTGGGTGGGAAGACAGCCGAAAGACCGGTGCTGGCTGGCAAGCCTCCATCACATCCTTCCTTATGAAGGACATGGAGTTCTCCGCAGGTTCTAATGTCCCATCCTTCCGTGGTGCCTACGAAGAAGGCTACCGAATTATCGAACTAGCCTCTCAGACAGCCGACAGTGAAATCTACCTGGAGATCTTGCAAGATCTCGGCCAAGCCAATGGTACTACCGGCAACTACATCTACAGCTTTACTGGGGTTAATTGTTCTGTCCAGAACCTCAAACCAGGGGTAGATCCGCAGAACCTGACGAACCTCACATACGACCTTATTGGTCGAGGCGAAGTCATCAGCGGTCTTTACGATGCAGGCTCTACACCGTTGAGCTACGGGTCGCTGCAGACCGGCCTGTTGCAGACATTTAACGCCACTTTGTCAACTGGCACTCGTAGGTACGCTCCGGTCCCTGCCGACAATGCCACGGCCATTGTGGTCTCAGCTCCACTGACGGTGACGTTCACCTCCAACGGCACCCTGGCCCTGACCCAAACCAGCCTGGGGCAGGCCGATGGATCCGGGTTCCGCCTGGAGCTGGCCTCTACGGGTGTCCAGATCCCAGCCACCGTGGCCTTCAACTCCACCACGGCAGTGGCCACCATCACGCCCACTACATCCCTGCCTGCCGCCACAAATTTCAAATTCATCATGCGCGACGGCGCCGTGACCCAGGCTGTGGACAGCAACGGTGCTGCCAGTGCTACCGGCACCAGGCGGGCCTTGGGTGGGTTCTCCACCAGCTTCCGCACGGCTTGATCGAGGCGGCCCCGCCGCTTCTCCGCCCCCGACCTCGGGGGTTTTCCTTTGCTTTCCCTCTACCAATGTCGAAAGCAGTCGATTTGCTACTAGATCCGATTTGCACGATCTTCGCAGCTAACTGCGAGATCCTCCCCGAGGCCGTCAAGGTCGGAGCTATCTACTTAGAACCTCATTGTGTAGACCAGACTGTACACCTATCCTCTGAAGATGCTACTGTGGTAGTCGATCTACCCCTCGAATGGCTCAACTGCCAGAACGCCTTGGTTGCCTGGTCGGTTGAGCTTCCCCACCATCATGCTCAACTTCAACAAAGGACTACTGTTTCCGGCTGACGCCTATCATGAAATCGGCCCTTTCAGGTTCCCTATTCATAATGATTTAACTCCAGCAGAAGCTACTAAGATTTTAGCTATCGAAAAAGAATACTCGAAGGGTAGTTATGATTCGATGCGATTAGCTAAGAAAATCGCAATAGCTCGCAATATCACTAATCAGGAAGCGGTCGATCTACTACAGAACCTCAATACTGCAGACGACAGTAGTATTGTTTTTGATTACATTGACGAAATCGAAGAGCTTAATAACTCACAGGAAAACACGACCGCTAAGCTACAAGCCTATGCTCTAATGTTACTCCAATACCGGGGAGAAGTTAAGAATCCAGACACTGCCGAATGGGAATCGACAGAAAAATGGGAACTGGAGGAAACAAATATTATCCCAATCAAAGTCCTTACTAGCATGCTGGAATTTGTACTATGGGAGCGTGATGGCTGGCCTAAATCCGAAGGTACTGAGGGAAACGAAAAAACAACGAAAACCCGCGCACAGCCGAAGGCGACCTAGACATAGACGCCGTCCTGAGTTCTTACGAGAAACTCTGGAGTGAGCCAGAGTTCGACTGGGGGGAAATATACATCCGCTTTCGCAATTCCTGCTTAGCGGATGACTTCCCTGCGCACCGCTTTATCAGAACCCCGATAAAGCTTATTGAAGCTTTGATGAAGAAATTAGATGAGATAGAACATCGAGAAGCTAACATAGCAGCGGCTACCACGGCACAGCTAGCTAGTATCGTTCATTTTATAGGCATGCGAAGCATTAACCCTGAAGCGAAGACAGAGTTCAAGAACCCTAATTTATTCTTGCCTTTCCCTGATGCCATTAGTTCTTCCGGGGTGTCTGCCGAAGAAAGCAAACTCCAGATAACCGAAAATACTAAACATGTGTTAAACCGCCTAGTACAAGAACGTCGCATCCCAGTACATGTGTATATGAGGATGAGCCGCCCCCCGAGCCCGTCTGGGCCCCCGCGATAAACTCGTTTATGAGGTCTACCGACAAAAGCCGTGGCTGATTATACAATTAGAATCGAGAGTGAATCCAGCGCAACGCATAAGGATATTGATAGTATAGATAGAAAGTTAAAAAATTTACAAACCCCGATTAAAGTTAATATTCAGTTTCCGAGTTTAAGCGAAACAGTCAAGGGTATCCAAGATGTAGGTAAAGCTCTACAAATAACCTACGGCATCGCCAGGAACGTAGTTCCGGCTCTGATGGATATTGAATCCATTGGGATATCTCTAGGGAACACTTTTAGAACAACCGCAAAAGCCGCGCTTTTGCTCAGCCAGGCTACTCCAGGCAAAACCTTAGCAGTTAGTCTCCAAGGAGCATTATTAGCATCTGACACTCTTATTAGTAGTCTAGCCCGCCTAGGCTTTACTATATTCGGTATTACTCAAAGTGTCAACATATTAAAATCCGCTTACGGCGGGATGTTCGCGGAAACCATAGGTAGAGAAGTCAGATTACAGCAAGTAATGCTGCAAACTCAGACTACCATAGCTGCCACAAATAAGGTTCTTCGGAATGGGGTTGAGCTAACTAATCCGTTAGACAGCGTGCTTGCGCTCAAAGGGCCTATTCAAAAAGCTATTGAAGATATTCGTAGAGAATCACTAAACATAGCAGGGACCACCTCTGAAGCAATTATTCAAGTATTCGGCACAGTATCTAGCCAGATTGGCCAGGTGGGCGGTTCAATCGAAGATGCTAAAAAACTCGCCCTTAGCTTTAGCGCAGCTCTAGGGACTATTGGCATGAGTGATCCTGGACTAGCAGTCCAAGAAGTCGGCTCGATGCTCCGTGGGGACATTGACAACAACTCAATCCTAGCCCGTTCCCTAGGAATTACAAACAAAGACATCCAAAAAGCGAAGCAGACAGGAGATTTAGTAGAGTTTATTACAAAGAAACTAGCGGCGTTCACCGCCGGCCAAAAGATTCAAGCGCAGGGCTTTGCTGGGATCACCTCCAACATCCAAGAAATCCAGCAGGAAATGGGCCGCGCACTCGGGGCACCCATGTTGCAGCCCTTGCTCGATGGCCTGGGGGAGGTCTACCGGCGCATGTCTCTGGTCGTCAAACCGACTATGCAGATCGCAGATGGTCTGGGCCGAGCTGGGGCCGCCCTTGGTCAAGGGCTGGTCGGGGGAGCAATGGCCGCCCCGAGCCTGCAGAAATTCGATGACAACTCGCAAAAGAGGGTATTCGATGATGTTAATAAAGCTACAACGGATTTGTTTCTGCGAGTTCAACAAGAGATTGAGAAACTACGGCCTACTATTGCCAAGTTTACAGATGAGATGATTAAGGCGTTTGTAATGGTTGGTTCAGGACTGAAAGAACTGTTTGAAGGATTCGCAAGCTTTAGATTCGAGCAATTAAAAATTCTTGTAAACTCGTTCACTAACTTGGCTACTGTACTTAACGCCACAGTAATTCCTGCAGTTTCTACGCTGCTAACTCTTTATGGGAAGCTAATAGAACAGCCCTTATTTCAGTATCTTAGTCAGCTAACCGCACAGTTCGCGGTACTGGAAAAGATAGGTGTAAATGGTATGATTAGAATTGGGATGACTGTCCCATCAGTAATCCAGAGTCTTGTAGCCTTTAAGCGAGGGTTTGACAGTGTTATAGCAGCCATAGGGGCAGGTCTAGCAAAAGTTGGCACTTGGGTCAGTTCAGCTATAGCAGCTATAGCCCAAGGACTTGGATTTACGCTTACTAAAATACTAGAGTTAGGGACTTTAGTAATAGCCACTGCGATCAGGATAGGAGCTTTAGTATCTCAAACTATAAGCACAGTGTTGATTAGCATATCCTCGTTTTTTGCAAGGATATTCCCACAATTTGCTAAACTGCAGATAATTATTCTTGAAGTAGCTGCTACTTTTAGAAATATAGGACGAGGGGCAAACCAAGCAGCTACTGATGTAGAAATAGAATCTATTAGAATGGCTATTGCTTTAGAGAAACTTAAATTCAGTGCTGTTGATGTTGGGAACGCGGCAAAGAAAGGAGCAGAGAACGTCGGTAATGGTATAAAAACTCTAGGCAGTTCAATAGGCGGTTTTATAGGAACTCAACTACTAGGCTTTTTCAAGTTTTTAGCTATAATGACACTTGTTCAAGTAGCGGTTACCATTGCAGTAGACCTTTTTGGGCGCTTCCAGCGGCGAAATGACGAAATTGCATCTCAGACAAAAACAGAACTCGCGCTTAAGCGCTTAGCTACTGTCTATAAAGATGTTGGAGATAGTAGTTCATACGCAGCTAAAAAAGCAAAAGAGCTGGATGAGGCTACGGTAAATGGCAGATGGGATGAATTAACAAAGAAAATCCAAGAAACTAGCAAAGCCATAAATGATCTTAACTATGACATAGCCACTAGAGGTGTTAACTCCTGGCAAGAGTTAGGCATGGCTATTCTAAACTCTTTTACTCCTAATGCAGACTGGACAACGATGCAGGCGGAGAAAATGAAAGAGCTTGTAGAAGAGAAAGGCAAGCTAGAAGCAGAGCAGACTCGTATCGCTAATCAAAAAGATTTAGAACAGCAAGAGTCTAACATCCAAATCCTTAGCCAAAAGAAAATTGATATTAGTAAACAATTACGCGACCTTGAACGCGCACACGAGAATAATATGTTCCAACTGCGTCAACAGGCGTTACAAAAGACTGCAAATATTATCAGCTTAGAGGGTGACATTAGAATTAAAGCTGCGGAGCGGCTTAACACCAAACTCTTAGAAGGCCAAGAAGGGGTGCGCCGCAGTGTAACTCAAGGTATTAACGAATATCTTGCAACTAAGATGAGGGGAGAGAAAACGATTGAAGATAATCGCCGGCAGATGCAGATCGAAATCAATAGCATGGAGAAATCTATAGCTGATTATCGTTATGAGACGGAGAAGAACATCGCAGCTTTACGTCTAAAAATCGGAGATTACGAGAAGCAAGTCTCAGATTACAGAGTGAAGCAGGCTGCGTTGGAGCAGAAAGCCAGAGAAACCGGAAATTCTACAGGTGGTGGGGCTAGTCCAATGACCGCCCCAGGTGTCAGTTCTGGCTTCCGCGTTGGATCTTCCGGTAATTCTTCTGGACCCCATCTTGATATACGCGGACCTAACAAGCAGAAAGTAATTGAGGAAGCACTAGCCATAGTCTTATCCCTGCAAAAGTCAGGGGTAGAGTACATGGAACTACCGAATCTTGCTAAACTAGAGCCCGGTAATAAAAACATACTAAATCTTACTGATCAACGGGAACTAAGGAGGCGGTTAGCCGTTGAACAAGGTGCTCACGATTCAACAAGAAATCGTAGACCCGGACAAAGTCGTAATGCTATTGACATATCGTTACCAGCAGGGACATTGATCCCAATGCCTGCTAGTGCCCCGAGGTGGACAGATGGAGGTGGGGGTTATGTCGCTCAATCCCTTACTACTGGGAATCAATTCTTACATGGATTAGCCAGTTCTACAGCCACAGGGACAAGCATGGGGCCAACCATGGTCAGTGGGAGGGCTCCTGGCGAAAAAAGTACCCTCAATGGCAAGCCCGTCACTTGGAACGGCCAGGCGTGGGTAGGGACTGATGGGAAAGTCAGAGACACTCCCTCGGCAAAGCAAAACCTTGCACCCCCTACCGCCCCGGTAATACCAGATTTAGCTAAAATACAGAATACTCAAGCTTCCGAGCAGGAGAAGATCACTAGAAGCTTGGAAGCTCAAATGGGTAAAATAGAAGACCTTAAAGCACAGTTAATCAAAGCTGAAACAAAAGATGCGTTTGAGGCAATCCTAAAAAATGCACTGCCTATACAAAGCACTGAACAGTACACAATAGAACTCAATAATGCTAAGATTGCACTAGAAAATATTAAAAAAGCTGCTAGTCAAGTCTATAACCCTAAAGAGCTAGACTTAACTATTGATAATGCTCAGAAACTAGTAGCTCTGGAAAAAGTCAGAAAAGACACACTTTTATCTATAAACGAAAAACGTACTGCAGAAGGAGGTGTGTTAACTGAAACACAAAAAGCTGAACTTATTAAAAAGACAAATACTTATTACGCGGAGCAAGAAAAAATACTAAGAACTAACTTAAAGACACGTCAAGAAATTCTTGCTGTTACGTCTGAAACTACTCGCATAGAAAAAGTGCAAGCTGATGTGCGCGATATTGGGTATAACATAGAAAAAGCAAAGATCTCTATAGCTGGCCGTCTCAGAGGGCTTCGTATAAACCCAGACGATCTTCAAGGGCAACGGCTTAATAGCGCAGAAGAATCCATAGCCACCTATCGCTTGGACTATAAGAAAAATAATCCAGGTATGTCTGATAGTCAAGTAGAGAAAGAGATTGCAGCTTTTGCTGCAGCTACCCGCGCCGCTGCATTAGAACTGGCTATTCTTGATAAAGCCCTGAAAAAACAAAATGAGGCTTGGGCTAAAGGTACTGAGCTAGCCAAAGAATTTAGCGGAGGGTTCCGTAGTGTATTCAAATCTATTATATCTGGAGGTGATATAAAAGAAGCTACCAGCTCCTTTAGTCAATCTCTGACTGAGCGTGTCATGGAGCAGTTTATGGATATGTCCTTAAAGCCGATGGAAGACAATATGACCAAAATGTTTGCTAAGTTCTTTGGTGCTGATGTTTCCAACCCTACAGTAGACAACACTATAGCTACCCGTGAGAATACCGCAGCACTTTTGGCGATTGCAGCAAATCCTACAAACAACATTGTCCCCGGACCAAACTCCACCTTCGGTGGCCTAGACCCTAAAGGCTTCTCCCCCGAGGCCGGCTATTTCGACGCCTTCGCCCCCACGAGCGCAGGCTCTACAATCACAACCCTCAATACGGATCTAACCGGCCTGGGCGACACTATCAAAGACTTCGCCCCCGCTACCACCCAAGCAGCAACTGGTCTGCAGACCGTACTCGGGGGGATGGTTACTCTCGCGACCGGTGCGGCTACTATCTTCGGTGGCCTTTCCCAGATCGGCAAAGGTGGCACCCAGAATGTCCTCGCGGGCCTGGGTGGTGTTTTTGGCGGGTTCGGGGGGCTGCTCGGTGGCGGCGGGCTGGGCATCTTCGGCAAGACCTTCGGAGGCTTCCGCGCTTCTGGCGGCCCCGTCCTCCCCTCCAGTTCCTACATCGTCGGTGAACGGGGCCCTGAACTATTCAGCCCCTCGGGCCCCGGCTCGATCCTGCCTGCCGACGCCACCGCTGGGATGTTCAGCAACACCCGTGCGGCCCTGACCCCACTGGCTCCCCCCGCTCCCCCGAGGCCGATGTCCCTGCCCGGAGGTGCCATAGACATCCGCTACGAACCGCAGCCAATCAATGGTGTCGAGTATGTCACCGTGAAGGAGTTCCGGCAGGGCGTGCAAGAAGCCGCCAACCAGGGGCGCGACCTTGCCTATAGTGGTATGCAGCTCGACCCCAATGTCCGCAGAGCCCTAGGTCTAACCTAATGCGTAGATCCAGTTTTGCTGAATACATACGCTTCGTGGATAAAGCTGGCAACTATATCCCGGCTAGAGCATTTCAAAATTATTTTATCAACAAAGCCAGACTGTATGAAGGTACTTACTACACATTCGCCCCCTTTGGGGTTTCAGGATCATCATCCAAACGAGGTGGTGCCACATCATCCGGCGGATTAGTTACTGTACCTAACGAGCTAACAGTATCTTTATTTACCGAAGCCATCCTATCTGGTTGGTTAGTAGAAATACAAACTGTAATAATCACTACCGCCGAAGGTGTAGAGCCCACCGAAGGCACCACAGCATTAACACAGATATGGGCTTGTAGCGGAGGTCCCCAGAATGATCAAAAGTGTTCAATAAATCTCCGTAACCCCTTTGATGCTGTTGTACAACAAGTACCTAAAGGTGTTCTATCGTCCTACCGCGTGGGTAATCTACCCCCAACTGGTAATATTTTGTCGTCCTAAGCTAGAGCCTTAGACTGATTCATGACTTCTCCGAGTTACACCGGCTGGCACCCCTGGCTAGGACTACCTCACCGCATTGGTGCCGACCCCCGCAACGGTGAAGCCTGTTGCTGCCTGAGGATGGCCCAGATCATCATGGAGGAGATCGGGAGGGATCCCCCCGAGATCGACCCCCGATGGGAGAATTTGGCCCGAGAACGCCGCTGGACTGATCTATACGAAGAGTTCCAGCTCATTGCGATTAAAGCCGCTGTAGATGAAGAGCTATGGTCTCTAGTCCCATTACTAACTCCAGTGTCTTTCGGCATTGGGGTTGTAGTTCCTGATAAGTTATTGCTAGCCGTACATCACCGCCAAGGGCTCACGACAGTACCTCTACTACAGTTAAAAAGTCCGCTTTACTATAATTTGCGGTAATGGGGTACAAACCTTTACCTAGCGACGAGTACCTAGCAGAAATGCTGGGACTTACTCCAGCTCAAATGGAATGGTTTCAGCAAGAAATTGATAGCAAAGTTAAAATAGACCCTGGTGTACCGCAAGCAGGTCTTGAGACTTTAGCAATAGTATCTGCTGGACTGAGCATAGGATTTAACATAGCTGCAAGCTTTTTTAAGCCAAAACAAGGTGGAGGTAAAAATGGGGGCATTAAAACACAATCGCCAGATCCTGTAAACATCACAAGAAACCAGAAATTTGCCCCTAGAAGAGGTTTCGATAGCGTACAACAGCCAGCAATTCTTGGTACTACTACCCCAGTAATATACGCCAATCAGCTTTATATGCTGGCGCAGGCTTCACCCCCGAGGCCGGAAGGTCGCTATGGAGGAGTGAGGGTCAACATGCAATTACTCTGGAGCCAGATGCTCAGCTCCAGTGGCAGCCAGATATTAAAAGCTATTTTCATGCTCGGGGAAGGCAGGATTTGCTGTATAGATCCAAAGAGTTTCGCCGTAGGGGATAACACTTTAGGCACTTATGATTTAGACACCGCAGCCGCCCAAGCTGCAGGGAGGCTAACGCTATACTACGCTGGTAATGGAGGTAGATTAAGAAGCACTGATTATTTAGCTGGTAGATCCCCAAGCACTGATATAGGTAACGCCGAAAATACTGGAGGAGCCGATGTATTTTCAATTAGATCTGAAGGGAACGCATGGAGGCAAGATTCTTGCTTTACGGCCAAGCCATCTACTCAAACCACATTTGGAGTCTACAACATAATACCTAACAACTTAGGGTTGAGAATAAATCCTCGTATTCGTCCAACAATAAATCTATGGACTAAAAATAGAGAAAGTAAGAAAAAATATGAGGTTCGTGTAAATGACGATGCCGTAGCACTAGCTGATATGTGGAAATCTAGATACTGGTGGTCAGGGCGCAGTGGGATTATATCTACAAGCACTGGCAGCTCCGTGCTAAACGTTGGAGATACATTTGTGTATATGTTGTCGAAAACATCTGCAGCGACTACACAGATAAAATTTGAGGCTTCTAACACAAATAATCCATCTGAGGCCGAACCTGGAATTGCAAAATGCGCAGATATAGCTAATACAATAGCATCGCGTCAAATGAGTGCTGCTAATGCGCTATCCATAGGTGAGCTATATAAGGTAGGTTCTTGTCTAGCTGTTGTTACGGAAATATCACCATCAGACAAAGTGTTTAGTAGCGAAGTGGACAACTACCCGGTTAGAGGGGGGCAATCTGTATACTACACCTTTACAGTAGTCCGTAGCGGAATTATTACTATTATACCTTTGTCTAGAGTAGACAATGATGATACTGACAAAATAATATATCCTCCACAGTGGGCAAAAGCCACAAATACTAGACAGCAGAACCTAGCTAGTTATCCCAACGGCACTGACTATGATACCGCTACGAGCACTGCACAGATATTCCGCTGCGCTATAGCAAACATTCAGCTAAACCAGAGAGTAAAATGCTTTGAAATAGGAATAAAATCTGCAGTAGGCATTAGAGCTTCAGGTCTTTGTAATTTCAAAGATGCTAAAAGATTGGATGAGGTCAACTATATAGCCGGCTACAAATACCATGAAACTCTGCATGATCCAGACAAAGACATAGATACTCAAAACTTCCAATCAGGTCAGTTAAATGACACCGCAGAGAGATACTCATTTTGGAGGATGAGTATAGTCACTGAAGATGGTACTCGTGTTGTGCTGCCGGCGTCTATTGGTATTCGTAGTCAAAGCCAGCAAGCAATATATAATTACATACGTGTAGAGCAGCCAGTAGCAGCTACACCACAAATTGAGCTTGAGCCACTGACCGGCTGGGAAATACGCAATGGGCTGGCTGTAGCCCCCTTTATTGTATTAGACGGTAACATATCTTCATCTAATACTCTTAACTTAGGAGGTTATTTAATAACATGGTCTGGAACAGTAGTAGAAAATACATCCGATACATTTAGACTTCATTCTTGGGAACCTAACGAAGATTTAGGGTATAAGTGGACAGACACTGCAGGTAGAGACTCTATGCTTGATTGTTGGGGTAAGGTAGCTGAAGCTTTTGTGTACGAAGAGGTGCAGACTACCGCTGCTCAGGGTCCAGAACATGAAATAACCTATGTTAACGTCATAACCGCCAATGAAACAACACCTAAATATGACTTTTTAGCCATAGTCGGTGGTGTATTCCGTGCAGCGACTGAATGGAGCCAGTTTGCCCAATTCTCGGTTAGGGTTACCGGGGGACGTATGGTAAGGCGAGTTTTACATAGCAATAGTCCAGGTCCCAGTAATTTGCTACCAGACATAGGTTATGACCTATGTCGTAGCTCACGTTTAGGACTTGGTCAATCTGTAAGCGATAAACAGCTAGATCTAGAATCATTTTACAATACAGGCTTATGGCTAAAGAAGAGGCGATACTTTTTTGATGGTGTACTAACAGAAAAAGTTAATATACGCCAATGGCTAGCTGACATTGGCGGGACTATGTTAGTAGATATTACAGAGAAAAACGGTAGGTTAGCGATGGAGCCGGCGGTGGTCTTCCCCGAGGACGGGACCGGAAAACCTCCAATATCCGGGCTTTACACTGCAGGCAACATATTACCCAACTCGTTTTCGCTAACATTTATACCAGAAGAAGATAGACAACCTATCCAAGCATCAGGTAAATGGCGAGAAGAGCGTTCGCGGGCGTCATACACGAGAAATGGTGTATTTCCAGTTGAGCGAGAGGTACGATTGCGGGAGGCCGACCGGCCAGAATCTGACCCCATAGAGGTTTTCGATCTATCCGAATATTGTACCAATTTTGAACAATGTGTCGATGCGCTTTGCTATATTGTACGGCTTCGCCGGCTGATCACCCATTCTGTGCAGTTCAGTACCCGTCCTTCAGGGATACTTGGAGGCTTATACCCAGGAGCTTATATTCGTGTAGCTCTTGATTATACATATTATGATGCGTTCGCTAATGGTATTGTTTTGAATGATGGTACTCTTGTCACTACTCGTCCAGACCTTCTACCTGCAGGTAACCACACAGTTACATACTGGGATGGATTAAGCTCAGCCTTGTCGGAAGGAACTATTACCGTAGGGACTTACGGTAAAGCGAGCCCTGCTGGAATTATTTTTATGAAGAAAACAATCACCTCTCAAGTGCGTACTTACAAAGTCGATGAGGTATCTATAAATAGCAATAGAGATATTGATGTCAAAGCTACACATCATCCTACTGATAATGATGGATACTCTTTAATAACCAAAAACTGGACCACTTATGTAACTGACACTAATTGGATCATACAAAGAGGTTAGATAATGCCAGGTACTCCCGCTGATCTTGTAAGTCGTAATCTACTGATAGGTAGAACTGGACTATCGCTTACTTACACTAACGAAAGCTCTCTAAATAGCAGAAATCTTATAATATCAAGAAATTCCTCTGATGGGTTAATAGTCTCAAGAGCGTACCCACTAA